TGTCAGCGGCATGTTCTATTACCCACCTCTGATCTATCTCCATAGCAGTCTTGAATAATTCTTTTTCATCTTCATCAAGACATCTTAGATGTTGCACTGATCCATCATTGGCTATGATTGAAGACCAGATACGATCATAGTTAAGCTTGCTATCCTTCTCACATTTTTTAAGAATAAGTTTATCAAGGAATTTATTTTTATTTAGAAACGAACCACTAAGAGTATCTTGGCGATAGGCGTTAGCTCTCCAAGGTTCGATTGATGGTGATGTATTACCCATGATAATTGAACTGCTGGCATTAGGCGCGATTGCCATAACGTGACTACACCGGAGTCCTGTTCCTGCTGCATCTGGAGCTTCGCCTCGTATTTTTCCCAGATATAGGTTTGCGTCGTTGAGTTTGGATCTAATGGTTTTAAAGATGTTATTGTTGATAAGCTTGGCGACAAGATGATCAAAGGGGATTTTGCTTTTTTGGAGATAGGCATGGAAACCCAAGGCTCCAACTCCGACTGAGCGTTCACGCATGGCACTGTAACGAGCACGACTGATAGTATCAGGAGCATTGTCAATAAAGTTCTGGAGCACATTGTCCAGCATTTCCAATGTGTCCTGTAAAAATAAAGGATCATTTTTCCAATCATCATAGTATTCTAAATTAAGTGAACTCAAACAGCAAACTGCTGTACGCTCTGCATTAGTGGGAAGAATAATCTCTGAACATAAATTAGATTGGTTTATTTCTAATCCCTTTTCCTTAAGCCAAAAAGGTAACCGATCATTAGAGGTATCTATAAAATGTATGTAAGGCTCACCTGTCTGCATACGCATCTCTAGTATACGTTGCCATAGTTCTTTAGCACTTACTGTTTCTCTAACTTGTTTAGTATGAGGATCTATTAGATCCCAACTATCATCATCTTCAGGGTTTGTCATACAGTTTTCTATGACCTGCATAAACTTATCAGAGATATTAATGCCGTGATGTAGGTTAAGACATCTAAAGTTTTGATCCCCTGTAGGTTTACGCATCTCTAAGAACAATAAGATATCGGGATGGTCTATATCAAGATAAGCAGCATAGCTACCTCTACGAGTTTTGCCCTGCCTGTACGCAAGACTAGACGCATCAT